GCATGTTGAAGGGGTCTCCAGAAATGATACCGGTCAATTTGGGCAAGATGGGGTCCTGGTCCCTGTAGAAACCGAACTCATTGTAGATTCCCACATGCTGCATAGCATAGGGAGCGAAATGAGCACTGTCGTTGTTCAGGGAGAGGTTGTACTGGTCCTTGGAATATTTGAGGTCGGAAGCGATCTTATCCCAGATGTAGGTGATGAGGGATGACTTTCCGACAGCCTGTTTTCCACACAAGTACACGCCGACGGTTTCTTGGCGTAGCTGTGCGGTTAGCGCCTCACGAATGCTCGCCAGTTTAGTGTTCAGAACACTAACATGGTTGACGAGGATGGTGCAGGCGCTGCGCAAGGACGCAGAGGTCTTGGGGGTAACTCTCTTGGAAACCACAGGGATGATGTTGTTAAGCATCTCCTGGAGTTCCTGGTAGAGTTCCGGCTTGGTGATGTACTCGTGGTAGGGGGTTGAGGCCAAAAAGATAGACCTCTCGGCATAGGTGGTCACTTCCTTGAAGTAAGCGGCTTCACCGGTGATGTCCAAGTGGCATAGATCCTCAAGGACAAACTTGGTGAATCCGGTCACGCTCTTGGTGATGGTCTCATTGGCTTTAATCATGGAACCAGTCTTAAGGATATGCTCGACGTCGAGCACCTTAAAAGAGGTGAGACCAGTGATGATCACGAGCATGGCCTGCTGGAACAGGGTAGCGAGCCACTCGAACGAGTTAGGGGTCAGCTTGTCAACAATGGTTTTAATAGCATGTTGAACAGCTTCCATAGCTCGCTCTTTGGAGAAGGTGATGTTGGACGCTTTCAGCAATACATACATATTGGCGACGAAAGCGTTCAACTGGGTCAGTAGCACAGCCCCATGTAAAACACCACCAATGGCGGTGGTGTTGAACATGGCTGCTGCGGAGGTGATCAGCCCGAGAAGTGACGCGACAAGAGATGAACACACGGAGTATGTTAGAGAATCTACTACCTGTTTAGATAGTACACTCTCAAGTAACTCCGTGAGCACTTGAACGAACTTCATAGTGTCCTCGGCGGGCACCAGCGGGCGATCGTTCGACGCATCAGGGCTTGGATGGTCCGGTAGACGAATTTGGGGGTCGGCCTTAATGTCCGTCTGTGGTTTAGACAGAGACATCTTGGTTTGGAATTTGGAAGTTCCGGGGTGGGGTGGCACTTCAAAAGGTGTGTTACTAGCTTAGTGTGTGTGTGCGTTGTAAGTCGGAATGAAGTGTATAAGTATATATCAGCAATCGTGTATAACAGATCGGTTGATAGGTCGGTTTTACTTAATTAATGACGTAGTTGACTGTGAAGTCAACT